TGGCAACAGGCAAGAGAATGGGTCGTCCACCGGGCGACACGCTCTATCCCAACAAGGAGGATCTGAAGGATCAGATCGTCGTTTGGATCAGCGAAGGCAAGACGCTACGCGACTTCTGCCGCAAGGATGATTCACCGAGTTTCAGGACAGTCTACGATTGGCTCGAGGCAGACAAAGAGTTCGATGCACGCTTCATGCGCGCGCGGGACTCGGGGCACGACGTAATTGCGGAGCAAGCCTTACACATTGCTGACAACATGCACATGGGCCGCAAGATAGTTACCCACAGCGGTGGCGACGAAGACAGCGACGCTATGGTGGTGACCGAAGAGGACATGCTCGGGCACCGCAAGTTGCAGATCGAAACCCGCCTCAAGCTGCTGGCCAAGTGGAACCCCAAGAAGTATGGCGACAAGACGATACTCGCAGGCGACGACACGGCGCCGGTGATAGTCGAGGCCAGCTTCGACATCTTCGGCGAGTTGCTGAAGAACATGACACTGAAACGCCAGACCGGTGAGTGACGTTGCCGAACTGCTGGCGGATCCCAAGATCCACGAGCAATACGCCAAGCTACCGGCCACACAGCGTGCCGCCTTCGACTGGCGTGCCCGATGGCTCATAGCGGCCCACAAGCATCAGATCGAGCCACCGGGCGACTGGTGGAGCATCTGGCTCATGTGTGCCGGTCGTGGGGCCGGTAAGACCCGCGCAGCGGCCGAGAACCTTGCATGGTGGGCATGGGAGCAGCCCAACACCCGCTGGCTGGTGTCCGCGCCCACGTCGGGCGACTTGAAGAGCACATGCTTCGAGGGCGATTCCGGCCTGCTTTCGGTCATCCCGTCAAGCCTTGTGCAAAAATACAACAGTTCCCTCCACGAGCTCACGCTGGTCAACGGATCGCTGATAAAGGGCATCCCCGCGTCGGAGCCCGAGCGCTTCAGGGGGCCACAGTTCCACGGCGGATGGCTCGACGAGTTGGCCGCGTGGGAGTACCTGCAAGAGTCGTGGGACATGATCCAGTTCGGCATTCGGCTGGGCCAGCACACTAAGTTGATCGCGTCCACCACGCCCAAGCCCAAGCCGGTGGTGATGGACTTGATCGACCGCGAGGGCGAGGATGTGGCGGTCAGCCGAGCCAGCACGTACAGCAATCTGGCTAACTTGGCGCCATCGTTCAAGAAGCAGATCATGCAGTACGAGGGCACCAAGCTGGGCCGCCAAGAGATCTACGCGGAGATCATCGACCCCGAGGAGGGCGGCATCGTCAAGCGCGAGTGGTTCAAGCTCTACCCAGCCGGTCGGCCATTCCCCAAGTTCGAGTTCATCTTGCAGAGCTTGGACTGTGCGACATCAGAAAAGACGGTCAACGACCCGACCGCCCACATCACACTGGGCGTGTTCAAGCCCGAGGACGGTGGCATGTGCGCGATGGTGATCGACTGCTGGCAAGAGCACTTGCAGTACCCCGACCTGCGGCCCAAGGTGCTCGACGAGTACGAGGTGGTCTACGGCGAGGGCAAGAACAAGAAGCGCGTCGACCTGCTGCTGGTGGAGGACAAGAGCGCTGGCATCTCGCTGATCCAAGACCTGCGCAGGGCTGGCGTGCCAGTCATCCCGTACAACCCGGGCAGGGCCGACAAGGTGCAACGGCTGTCCATCGTGGCCAACATCATCAAGGCTGGGCGCGTCTGGATTCCCGAGTCCAGCAACAAGAAGGGGTTCGTGCGCGACTGGGCCGAGGGCATGATCAGCCAGATATGCAGCTTCCCCGAGGGCACAGCGCATGACGACTTCGTGGACGCGATGAGTCAGGCCCTGCGCTACCTGCGCGACGCTGGCTGGCTCACGATCGACTTCCCCAAAGAGTGGGTGGACGAGGACGACTACGCTGACGCCAACCCGCACCCACGCGGCAACCCCTATGATTGTTGAGGCGCCCACGGCATAATCGGGGCAAACCAAGCAGAGAACCCCATGCAAGAAACCAACGGGAAGAAATATGACACAAAGCAAGAAGGACCATTCTGGCGCGTCCGTCCGCGCGATATTGCGCAAAGCGGAGCAACTGCGCAAGGCTTACGAGGCGCGAGTGGGCGCGATACCGTCACGCCACGCGGACCTGCACGAGACACAGTTTCGCAACCGCTTGAGGATGCAGACATCCGGGAAGTGATCCGAAGCAAGGCGGGTTTTGCCCACCAAGCCGCCGACGAGTACACACGGCAGCATTTCAACAAGCCTTACGCACCCATCGAGAACACGGAAAGCTCACTGCAAAAGCAGGCGCCCATCGGGCGTGCCTTCGCACTGGCGGCCACTGGCGACCCGGAATACAAGAAGGCCGTGTTTGAGGCGTACCAGAAGCAGATGCCCGAGGCCATGCACGCCAAGGACTACGACGACCTGCTGGCCCAAGCCTACCGGCAACTGGCCCACGAGACCAAGAAGCAGTTTGACACCTTGCCGCTGAACATGAGCTACCACCGCAACGGTGAAGGCAATTACGGCACCAGCAAAGAAATGCTGAAGGACATCTACAACAACAAGCACATGGCGGTCTACCAAGGCGGTGAGCCCCATGAGTTCTTGCACGAGGTAGATCCCACCACCGGGTTGAGCACCAATGACATGTTCAGGGCGGTCCACGACTTCTACGGCCATGCCGTACACGGCACCGAGTTCGGACCCAAAGGCGAAGAGAAGGCGTGGGCGGCACATTCAGCCATGTTCACCCCGCTGGCCCAAGCCGCACTGACCGCTGAGACACGTGGGCAAAACAGCTTGGTGAACTACTCGCCACTGAACGCGGAGTTGAAGAACGAGGTGCGCAAGCAGGACGAAGCCGCACACCACGCGCGAAGCAAGGGCCATCACGAGCAGGCGAAGGCGTTCGAGGACACGAAGCGGGAGCTTATGAGCCACTTCCAGTTTGCCCCTCAAAAGGCCGTGCTACTGCCGCCCGAGATGAATCAGGGTGGGTACGCCGGGGGCGTGCCGACGTACATCAGGCCGCTGATCAAGCCTAAGCACGGCACAAGCGCAACGCTCACGCACTTCAGCAACGAGCCCAACCTGACGGCCACGGACCTCGCGCGCTATGGCACGGGCATCAAAGGCGCGGAGGCTGAGAGGCTGACCTACCCCAACGCCGTGCGCAACCGGTCCTACTACTACGCCGGTGAGCCCGAGCGAGGTGAACAAGGGCTGGGCACGCACCGCTACACCGCGCAGGCATCGGGCATGTACGACACCCACGCCGACCCTGAGCGCTTGGGCGTGCTGGCGCGGCACTACAACACCACACCCATGAGCGCGCCCTACAACAAGGGCGTGGCAGACCCAGTGAGCGCGGCCAACGACGTTGAGCGCTTGGCGAAGGAGTACGGCTACACCGGCGTGATCAATCCGAACACGCAGAAACCGATGGCAGCGGTGTTTAGTCCGCTGTCCGTCATCAAAACCAATTAGGACAAGCCATGAACCCAACTACAGAACAGATGCGCCAAGAGCTAAATGCTGCCGGCCGCGCAGCCGCTGGCCAAGCCGGTGCTAACCTGATCAAACGCCAGCCCCAAGTCAAAGCGTCCGAAGCGCTTGGCCAAGCAATGGAGAAGGGTTTCAAGAAGACCACCACAACGCAGGCTGACCGTACCAAAGTGGGCGGCGGCAACATCGGCGGCGGCGCGTTCTCCGCCATCAGCGAAGCACACCCAGACTACGAGGGCAAGGTATGGGGCGTCATGGATTCCGGCACAGCAAGTCGTTTGACCAACTTGACCGACCCTGAGACCGCGTGGACGACCATGCTGGGCTCAGCCACGCAGCTCAAGACCAACCCCATCGTCTTTGGCAAGCTGCGTCGGGCATTCCTGTCGGCCATGAAGGAGGGCAAGATGACGCCCGAGCTACTGGCCAAGTTCAACCACAATCTGGCCCTGACCTTTGGCCAAGGCGCGGATATCCGCGATCCCAAGATCTGGGACGCCGTCAACACCTTCGAGAAGCGTGCTGCGATGGCCGACTTCATGATGGGTCGAGGTATCGCACCGAAGAAGGGCGGCGTCGCGATGGGCGGCGAGAAGAGCGGCAAGGGCGTGATCTTTCGGCCCACTGACATCCTGAAAGGCGAGACTGAGCGCAGCTTGATGCACGAAGAGCATGGCGGCGACGTGCCGACCTTTGCCGCTGGCCCACGACTGTTCAGCCTGTCCGGCACATACGAGCAACGGCCCGACCTGCATCCCGGCTTCCCCACCTTGCTCCACGGCAAGGATCTGGGCTACAACGTGAAGCCCACACCGACTGAGGTGTACTTGCCCGACTGGCATGCCAAATTCAAGGCAGATAACCCCACGCGATACTTTCCACACAAAAGCCATGCACAAGCCGGCCCGGGCTACTACGACCTCGCGCTGGGCGTCAAAGGCGAGGGCTTGCCCAGCCAAGCACTGAACGATCCCTACATCAGGCACTTGATCCGCGAAGGCTACGCCGAGGGCGGCGAGGTCAGCCAAGACGAGATGCTGGCCCACACCATCCTGCGCAAGGCCATCGGCGGCCCGTCCGATGGCGCCGGCATGGATCCGATGCAGTACAAAGCGGCTGGCGGCGCGATCCGCCCAGCCACCGCGACGCACGTTGGTGTGGACGAAGCACCGGCCATGCCGGTCAAGCTGTACCTACCACCGGGCCAAGGCGGCATGCCTGTTGGTGGTGTGGACTTCCAACCAGAACAACCCGGCCAGCAAATGATGCCCGGTCAAGGTGGCGCGCCCATGCCACCACCCGGTGGCCCACAAGGCCCAGCCCCTACACCACCACCCGGTGGCCCACAGAGCAACATCCTCCAGATGACGCCTCAAGGCCAAGCGATGTCAGCCATGCGTGCAACCCCACCAGCCATGCCGAAGATGGCAAAAGGCGGCGGCGTCAAGTTGACCACCGCGCAGATGAAGGCCGCACTGAGAAAGAAAGCAGCGGGAGGTGAGTTTGAGAGCAGTAAAATCAGCGACATCGGCATGACGGAGCGCCTACTATGAGTTTCTATTCCCCCATCGACCGGCTGATGGAGCAGTCCACCCGGCCCAAAGGCACCGGCGCGGAGTACATGACTGAGCTGAGCAAGCAACCCGGCTTCAAGCAGGCCGAGGTCGAGGACAGGTACTTGCAGACACTGCAAGCCCTGCCCAAGATGGCGCG